GTGCTTGTCGCTGTGAAACTGCCGCCAGGAGTTTCGGAGGCACCCGACTTAGCGAACGGTCGCAAACCCTGCGGCGTTGTGTCAGTCACCCGTGCGTCCGCATTGAGTTGTACGCCCTTGATGTTGGCGTTGATGCGCGTGCAGCCAGTGACTCCGTACAAGTCCTTGTCTCCCACGGTCGTCGAATACACGTAGTCCGTGTCGTCGTTCGACGGGTTTTCGTCCACGCACGCTGCATTGTTCGTTCCGGTGCTCGGCGACCAGTTGCTCTGGGCGTTGGAATTGGGGAACACGGCCTCGACGATCTGGCTGCCAAGGAACGTGTTGTTGTCGGTCCCCGTCGTGTCCAGCACGTACACGTCGTCGAAGGTGACGTAGATCGAGGCGGTACTACCGTACCAGCCACGGAATTGCACGCGGTCAATCAATCCGCTCCCGCTGTTACGTGTGTCAATCCCCGACGCCGAGGCAACCGTCGTTCCGTTGACGCGGACTTCATAGGTCCCATCCGAGTCGCCGATGGTCACCTTGACTTCAACGTAGTACCACTGGCCGGCGGCGATCGTATTTTGCGGGCTTTCGCCAGGCAACGTCGTACCGGCGCGATTCAACCGGATGATCCCCGAACCGACGATCTGGAGTCCGCCGTGATACACCGACTCGCCGTCGTAGAACCGCAGGATGTCATACGGATAGGTGATGTTGTCAACCTTCAGCGCGAAACCCACGATGACCGTTGCGGTCGGCGTGAAGGCCGGAGTCGAGAAGCACAGCACAGGCGATGTCACGCGAAGGGAACCGGCTGCGCCGAAGAAACGCCCGGCAGCCAGGACGGCACCGGCGGCAGAAAGGTCCAGCGGGGCTGCGTACTTCCTCACCAACAGCGCGGTGATGTTGGTCCCAACGCTGCCCAGCGTCTCAAACCCTTCGATCCAACGTAGAGCCATAGCTACCGTCCGTCAGGTCTGGTTCCCTTGAGTGTCAGCGCCCCGGCCGCGCACACGTCGCGCTGCGGTGTCTCGCAAATCGGTGTTGCGGCTGGCGGCCTTTTCCTCCGCGCCGGCGTTGGGATTGGCCGAAAGGTCCGGGATGCCCCGCGCCGCCGGGTCGCCGCCATCGTCGCCTATGCCCTGGGACTCGGCGATCCGCTTGACGCGCTCCGCGTGGTCTTCGCGGGCCTTGAGGTACTCGTCGTCGTCGAAGCCCAAGGCCACTGAGCCGGTCTTCTCACCACAGAGACCACCGGCCACGGCCTGGACGATCGTCTGCGGATCGCTCGTGGTGTAATTGGCGGTGTCGATCTCGCGGTTGATCGCGCTCAGATCGTCCATGCTGATCTTGCCGCCCAAGAGCGACTGGACGATGCCTTTGGCCAACTCCCGCTTCACCCGGCGGCCGGGCACCGCGCCCATGAGCTTCTGCAAGTCCTGGGCTTCCTTGATGCGGTCGGCGTCGGATTTCAGGCTATACCGCTCCGGGTACTTGATCGTCGCCACCTCGCGTTTGGAGACGTTCCGCTCTTCATAGGCGGCCCAGAACTCGGCGACCTGCCGCTCGGCGCTTTCCAAGAGCAGCCCGATGTACGACAGGCCGGCTTCAAGGCCCTGGTTGTCCATCGCCTTCGATTCGGCCGAAACCCGCACCGCCAGGCTCGACACCGCCAGGTTCACCAACTCACGGATGTCCCGCTTGAGCCGATCCTGCAATTCCAGGCTGGCCCGGAGCGGCTCGGCCGAGGGATTGATGAAGGCCGGCGCGTTCATCCCCTTGTCGTAGGTGCGGCCGTGCGTCGCACCGACCTTGATGCTCGTGTCCGCCGCGCCCTGCCCGCCGCTGGTTGCCGTGCCGTCTTCCGTGGCGGCGTGCTTCAAGTGGGCACCCACCGCCCGCATGTCCTTCTGCTCGATGTAGAAGGGGAAGTTCGACCGCAGGGCGTAGTTCACGTCGCTGGAACCGAGGTTCAACAGGGCGATCTGCTGCTGGCACACGTCCTTTATCAGGCTGCCGCCGATGTCCAGCATGACGAAGGGAATGCGGTCCAACTCCAGCTCGATTTCGCCGCCCGGCAAACCAAACTGATCGACCGGTTCCTTCTTGAGGTTGTAGAATTGCAGGCGGACCTTGCCCGTGTTCGGGTCGATCCGCAGATAGCGATACCGCTGGACCGTCAACGTCGGCAGCAACGTGGACTGGTCGTACTGCATCGTCGTGTCACGAAGCAATAGCGCCTGGAACTCGGACGGCGATTCAGGCTTCGAGCAGGTCCAGGAGAGGATGTCCTCGATGTCGTACTTGTAGAGGTACGGTGCCGGGCGGCGAACGGCGGCCAAGGTGGCATCAATCGGCACGAACGGATGATCGACGAATACGCCCACCCGTCCCATGACCAACAGTTCCGTCAAGACCTTCACGCCCAGGAAGGCGTTCATGGTCGAGCCGCGATGGTCTACGCCGAGACTGTTGCCGTTGACGGCCGCCTGGTAGACCTCGCTGCCGCCCTTGCGCATCACGTCCCGAAGGCGTTGATAAATGGCATTGCGGATGTCATTGATGGCCGCCTTGGCAAACGCTGGCACGGGGGTGACGGCCTTGCGGGTGGTGAAGTCCGCCTGATCTTCGCGGGTCGAGAACCGCTCCAAGTAAGAGTCCCGGAAGGCATCGCCGCCTTCATAGGTCCGCCGCCACTTCTCCCAATCCGTCATGCCGGAGAGGTAGCCGGGGTGCCGGCTGTCAACCAAGCTAATGGTCTGACTCTCGGCCATGACGAACCTCTCGCTAAGTGACCTTTCCAACGTCCGCGCCGCCGGCCGTGATCGGGGCCAGCGTCAGGCCGATGTCGGCGTAGCACAACGAGTGTGCGAAGTGGTCGGCCCCCGTGTTGACGTACTCGGCGGCCAGGTTGCCCGTGTCGTCCTTCTTGTAGGTGCGGACCAGGTTCTTGACGTGCTCCCGGTACTCGAAGGAAATATCACGGGGCAGTAGGATGCGCGGCGGGTTGCTCTTGAATCGCCCCAGCGTGCAACTGAGCCAGTTGGTGCGGTCCACCGTGGCGAACGGTGCCCCGGTATCCTCCTCGCTGATCGCCACTTCCTTGGCCGTCTGGCCACGCCGGTATCGCGTCAGCCACACGTAGCCGCGAAACTTGCGGGCGAAGCGGCGGGCGTCGTTGGTGAACGGGTCGGCATCCACCACGCAGGCCAAGACCTGCCACTCCCGCATCAACTCGTCCAGGTAGCTCCAGTCCTCGCCGGAGAACTTGCCGAACCACAGCAGCTTGCCGATGGCCGCCGCACTGATGTCGTTGCTTGGGGGCCTGTCAAATGTCCAGTCCACGACCGAGACGTACCCGATCTTGCCCTGGTCCACGCCCATCGTTATCAGCCGGTCGCCGCCGATCTCTGGGCGAGGGTCGTTGATCGAGTGTGCCCTGATGCAGTTTTCGATCATCTCGTCCGTGACCTGGGCACCCTCGCCGATGAACGGCACGCCCAGTTTGCTGCAATGGAACTCCGTGTTCGCCGCTTCGTCCCCCAGGCCACGATGGTGGGCGATCACCAGTTCGCCCGGCGTCACCGTGGACGAGTAAAGCTGGTTGATGTAAAAGCCCCGCGATTCTTCCGCCGAGACGTTTGGCTCCGTCGCCTGCCATTTGCCCCCGACCAGGAAGTCAGGCTTTGCTTCGTGCTCCAGCCGGTGCTTGCACTCCTTGCACTTGAGGAACGATTCCTTGCATCGCGGGTCGTTGACCGTCTCGCCGATGATCTCCACGCAGTCCGGCCACACCAGTTCGGTCCACCGGCCGCAATGCGGACACCGGAAGCAGAAGTGCTCCTGGGTGCTTTGCAGGTACAGCTTGTGGATGCCGTACTTCGGCACGGTCGGCGTCGAGATCGCCAGGATGTGCTTCTCGATCTGGCCCGACAATCGCTCCAAGGCCAGCCAAACCGCATGGGTGTCCATCTCGTCCAACTCGTCCAGGACCAACTCGGACACCGGGATCGACTTCAGGTTGCTGTCGCCGCGGCTGCCGCGGATGTACAGGACGTTCGTGCCGGTGGATTTCAGCCCCACGGTGTTCGTATCGACGAACAGGTCCTTGAGGTACGGGCTGAGCTTCAACGCCGTGGCGAAACGGGCCTTGGAAAAATCACTCGCGTTCAGCGCCGTCGGCAGGACGTAAAGCACGTCCCGCTTCGACTGATCCAGCGTGAAGAAGGCCCGGTTGATCCCCGTCTCCGTCACGCCCAACTGGGCGGCCTTCATCGCAATCGTCCAGGCCGCCTTGCTGTCGTGAATCTCCCGGCACCAGGGGTGCCTCGCGAAACCGTAGGGTCCGCCAAACGGTGCCCCCATCACCCGCCGGTGCTCGGCCCACCGGCTGCACGACCGCAGGTTGTTGCTCCGAAGTCCCTCCCCCAAGGCTTGGCGCAACTCGTTCAGGAACTTCATGGAGCCGTTTCATTTGGTTTACTTGAGGTTGCGTCTCAGGTTCGCGTGGGACAGCGGCAAGTGCGGCTCGCTGGTTGCTTCGGCGTTCGGCCTGGCGCAACCTCGTGTTTCGTTC